TGTTTGTCCCGTAAGAGCACCTGCCAATCCATAGTCCTCTGGTGCGCCGCCAAGCTCGCCCTCATAAAGCGTTTTCGTTCTGATTCCTTTTTGTCCGGGCGCGTTTGGAAGTATAACGGTTGTGGCGTTTTTGTAGTCCTTGCCTGTCAGTTCGTCATAGAACCCCTTGAACGACTCGTTCTGTTTTCGTTGTTCTTCTGCCGCTTTATTCTGTTTGTACTGATTTACGAGATAATCAACTCCGCCTTTTCCACTCATCCAAGTCAAAGCTGTCTTTCCAGCATCTTTGAGGCCACCTGTGACAGCGCCTTTCGGAAGGGCTTTCCATTTTCTGAACCATCCCTCTTTCGGATTCCATAGGTCGTTTGCCGACTCCGCCGCCGCTTTGAACTCCATTCCTAAGAAGCCCGCAACCTTTGTCATCATCACAAGAAGGCCGCTCAAATCTTTCACGAAGTTTTTTGCGTCATCGCTTACAATCCAAGAACTAAACTCTTTTGTGATTTTTTCGACTTCCGGCAGTAATGCGTAACCAATGCTACGTTTTAGAACCTCAACCTGCATTTCGGCCTTACGAAAGGCCTTGTCCATCTTGTCGCCGTATTTGAGTTGTTCGTCAGTAGCAAGACCACCTGCTTTTGAAAGCTCGTCCCATTGCTCTCGTAATTCTTTCGAGTTGTTGAGCATCGGAATAAGCTCGGAACCCGACCGACCAAACAACTTGAGCATCAAGGCGACCTTCTTGGAACCTTCCGGCATTTTTTCAACTGATTGCGAGATGGCGAACATCACCTCTTCGGTCGTCTTGAACTTAGAAAGGTCTTTAATGCCAACGGCGGCAAACGCCTTCTGTACTTCTTTAGAACCGCCTCTTGCGGCTTCCATGTTCTTTGAAAGGAGTTTTATTCCGGTGCCTAGCTGTTCGACACCAACCCCTGCGATTCCTGCGCTGTAGCGGAGTTTTTGAAGCGACTGAGCATTGACGCCCAACTTCTGCGCTGATTCACCAAGCTCGTCGTAGTATTCGACGGTCTTGGTAACGAGGTCTTTTGTGACGTTGTAGAGTTGACGAATGGCGTAAGCAGAAACAATTCCAGCAAGCGTTTTCTTGACTCGTGAAATCGTCTTTTCATACTTGGTCAGATTCTTTGTATCGACCTGAAACCCAAGTCGCGTAAGTAGCTCGCGTATGGTGCTTGATGCCATATTCACCTCTGTCGCGCGCCTGCGCGCTCGACCATGTCAATCTGTATATCCAACGCTTCATTTGCATCCGCGAGGTCGTCTATCGACCAATGCGATTCTATCTCGTGAAGCGTCGCCATCTGTGCCAGAATCGGGCGCCAGACGGCCCATTGGATATTGTAGTCCTCTATCCGCGAGCCCGAATTCTCGTTTTCAGCGGCGCCGTCTCCGCTTCTTGAGCGGCGCTTTCGGCGAAAAAATCGCCGTATTGGAAGGCGAGAACCTCCTTTATCAGACGGAACAGGTGGCCGTATGCACCGGCAAAGTCGGTATTGAATACCAACGGCCGATGCTTACCGTCGTCCTGCATATAATCAGTTGTGCTGATGATGTCCTGAACAAGACCGACTACGCCGTTCTCGTCTATCTGGCTCGCAATCGACTCGATGATTCCGCCGATAAGTTCTGGTGTCACCTTTTCATCGAGCTTCCCAAGCGCAAGGATACCAAGCGGCTTCCCTACCACCTTTGCAAGGCGAGTAAGGAGAACCAGACCTTTCGTTGCCGAATACTGTGTTGTGAAGTATCTCTTTCCATCTACATACAATTCCTTTGAGCGTTGCATACGCTATCCCCCTTTTATGTCGTCAGTTGCCTCCGACGAACATTTCGACGCTGTCGCTTTCGAGTTTCCATTCACGTTCCATCGCTTCCTTGCCAAACTCAACTGAAGGCAATTTCTGCACCCAACAGTTTTCGGCAATGAGAAGCGTTCTGCCGTTCCCGTCCTTCACCATAAACGGAAGCGAACCGCTATTCGTCACTTCGTCCGATTTTGCGAACGCCGTGATGACGTCGTTGCTGTCGCTCGTCTGCATCAGGCGAATCGTGATGACGGCGCTCTTGTTGTTGCTCTTTGAGCGCGCGCCCTCGCCATCAGACCCGATATACAGGTTGAAGGCGTTCTCGTTGCGCTCGACGGTTATCATCGAGCCGTCGGCGAATCCTTGAAGTGTGAAACCCCCGTAGGTCACGAAAACCTGTGCGGGGTCATAAGTAGAAAGTGGCTTTGCCATAGTATTCCTCCTGTTTTGTTATACCTGAACGTGCCCGACCACGATGACCTTGTGTATTGCACCCGCAAGACGCGCCTGCCAAGTGACGTCCGGGAGCAATCTATTCGCCTTATCATTATCGCTGATGTCGGCGACCTTCGGTGCTTCCACGACATAGTCCTTGCCCTCAAACTCCTCCGGGGCGCGGGCAACGATGCCAATCTTGATTGCGTTCTCAAGGACGGCTCTAATTTCCGCCTCGATAATTGCAATTCCGGCATCGGTGTATGGAATCTTCTTCGCGTTAACGAGCTTGCCGAAGATATTTTCGGCCATCCTAGCGCGAATATAATCGATGCCAATGATGATGTCGATGAACTCACCGCTCGCCATCGTGCCTTCCTCCATCATATTGACGCCTGCGATATAGGAATACAGGTTGCAGTTCTTATTCAAGATGTTCTGGCGCTCTGTGCCGGTGAGCGTAGTGCTCGCGGCGGGGCCGGAAAGCGTCTTGAACTTGTAGGTGATGGAACCCGGAGCGTAGGGAAGCCCTTTGCCCATCCAACACCCGTCGATATAATCGTCGTTGTCCTCGTTGAAAATGACCGCTGTGCGTTCACGTTCTGCGGTATCAAGGACTGCGGCGATGTCTGTCGTCGAACCAGAATCGTAGATGTCAACATCTTCGCTTCGCGTGAAATAAATCTTGTAATGAGATTCAACCCAAGCCGCTATCGCTTCGACAAAAACTTCGTCAACCGTATCCGCGAGGAGCCCATACCAGTCGTTATCGGTCTTGACGATTTCGGTCAGGTTCGAGGCATAATCAACATTGTCAACCGTTGTCGTGACGACCGCCGTTGCCTGCGATACTCCACCAGTCACAATCACACCCGTGATTGCGAACGGTTTACCTGCTGTTGCCGCCGTATTCGTGATTGTATGGAATCCGTCTGAAATCGACGTTCCAACCCCTGCCGTTGCCTGAATCTTTGCGGCAAGGTCGGTTAACGTCTGCGCGTTCGACACGTCGAACGGTGTCGCTGTCAAAGCAACACCATCGACCACGCACGCAACCGAGTTCCCTATGATAAGGTCGGTGCTGAATACAATGGTCTGAACCATCTCGACAAAAGCATCGAGTGTCGCAATCTTGACCTCTTTGACACGCGGCGACTGCGAGAACACGCCAAGCGCCATCAGATATTCAGGGTCGGTGATGGCGTAGTCGTCCGCAACGTCATCAATGCTCTCATACAACCTCACTTCGTAATTCGCTCCGGGGCCGTTCGGGCCGAGAATGAGCGGGGTTCCGAAGCCCATCTGTGAAACGCTCTGCGTTTCTTTCGTGATTGTCACATCCACGATGTTTGCAATATCAACCATAATAAACCTCCTGTTTTGTTAATCCAATGGCGGAATTATCTCATCGCTGATGACACCGCCCTCTGTGTCCTCGGCGATTAGTTCGACGTGCTCGATGAGTCCAACATTGTCCTCATACTGCACAGCGAACCCTATCCGTATTTCAAGGACGGCGCGTTCGAGGCCGGACGTCTCCAAAAGCTCTGTGAGATTCGTCACGCTTCCCCTATCCAAAATTGCAACGCCGTAGCTGTTCCATAAAATACCGAGGACGGTCGTTTTGCTCAAGCTCGCGTGGAGTTGGAGCGCTAATTCATTCGCCCCGTCCCCGTTTATGTCAATGACCGCCATCGCGTTCCTGTGACCGTCAACGAGCGCGATACCTTCGTCATCGACTTCGCCTTCTTCGTCCTTGAAGCCGTAAGGTGAAACCATCCCAACCCGTATCGTCGCATATGGACTCTTTTGCGGGCGTATCCTGAACTGCTCCGCGAACAGGGTCGTTATATTCAACTCCCTCTGAACCCATCGGAGCAATCCAATTTTCACGTCTGAAAGATAGTCCGCCATTACAAAACCTTGACCCCTTCTGTGTTTGGTATTTCTACAACATCAGTCCCGGTCTTCCACTCAACATTGATTTCTGCAAGCAAGACCTTGTAGTGATTCAGGTCTGTTTGCAACCATCGTTCCGACTTCATCACTTCATAGACCTTGCCGTTGTAGAGAATAAAATCGCCACGACGGCCCGTCATTTCGTCTGCAACCTGCATTTCTTGTGCCGTATAACCCTTCATCCATTGACGGCTTCTGTCACCTTCCGGCAATTTCACAACCTCATCGCCGTTTAGCGGTTGAACCGACATCTCAATTTCAACGTCAGCCGCCGCAGGTGTCTGCCAAAGCCCGTCAACATATCCGCCAACCTTCCCAACAGAGCCGGTCGCTTGTGTCGCCCCGCCCGTGACAACGACATTTGAGAACATCATATCGGTCGCGGCCAACGCGCAAACGATAGTTATCTCGCGCGCATCGGTCACGGTGGCGCTCGCCACATCTGGATTCAAAGCGATGTTCGTTGCCAAGTCCCCAATCGTGGTCGCTTGGTCGGTATCGAACGGAGTTGAGGCGATAGCGATATTGTCGATGGTCAGGTCGATGATATTGCTTATGACAAAATCAGCATCATACGAAAGCACCGCCACCTGAAAATTGTTATCTTGGCGGCGCATCGTGACGACTTCTGCAAAGTCGTGTATGAGTGCGGCTCCTGTCATCCTATCTTCTCCCTATCCCTCGGCATATTCGTTCCGCCGACCTCGAACTCAACGCTCCTCATCATCTGACCCGTATCAATGAGCGGCACGTTCGACTGCTTCTTCCTTCTGGCGACCGTTGAAGGTTTCAACGGTTTCCACGGCCCCTTCTTGATGTTGACCTTGATATCTCCGCCGGCTTCAACTCCCAAAAGCAACATACCCCTTCTCGTCGTCATCTTCCCGTCGAGAACCGCCTTCGTATATTTCTCAATCCTGCTGTTATATTTATTCCTGTTCCTGTCAAAAGATGTCGAGAAGAACGGTCTGGCCGGGACGTTGCTTTCCGGCACTCCATATTCCATCGCGACCGCGACCTCTGCGACCGTCTGCACGCTTTCCGTGTGTTTCTCTCCACCGGCAAAATAACCGACTTTGACATAGGCGTTTTCCATCTGGCGGATTTCCCGCTCGATTTTATTCCACCCTCTGTCAATGTCTTTTACCGTGCTCATTCGTCCAAGCTCCCACTCCCGGTCACTACGGCAGGAGAAATCACACATTGTCTGCGCAGTCGCAAAAACTCATCACCGAAGCGCGTTCGAGAGAGAGCCGCGTCGGTTGCCACCGCCGAAGTGTCTGCATACGAGCGAGAAAGGTCGCCCACCTTTTCTTGCGTGACGATGAGGCCGATTCCGCCGCCGCCGGACGAAGGAGCCACCGCCATAGCGAGCATATGCGCCGCGAGGTATGCGACGGCAAGGTCATAAACCCGGCCGAATATATCCTCGTTGACGGACAATTTCGCCCTGTCGATGAAGCGCTGAACTCGTGCGTCTAGGACGCTCGCGAATTCAGGCGCGATGTCTTTCACGTCTGCGGGACTGACGGACATAAATCACCTCTCCGTGTCCCGTCATCAAGTTGACTCGGTGTCGTCCTCTGTCTTGTCCGGCTTTTCAGCGGGACAAAACTCTTTCAGTTGCTTTTCAAGGGTGCTCTGAACTCGCTTGCGGGTCTCCCTCTCCTGCCAATCTTTCAGCGTCTTGTAGTGGTATGTTTCCTTGATGAGCTGTGTCGCGTCTGCGACATTCAAGTTGGCAAGCGGATAGTCCTCTGCGGGCTCGTCGCTCTTTTCTGGCTCTTGAATAGGCGCAACGACAGCCGCCATTTCGGGTTTACCGACCGGCGGCTTGTCGTTTGCCTTGTAGTTCAAAAGGACGATGTCGCCGTTTTCAATTCTCCTCTTGACGCCGGGATTGTCTTTTACGGCTTCCCAAATCTCCTTGCGGACTTCATTGACCCCGCCAATAATACGCAGGTCGCCGCAACGGTAAAGTGTCGGCCGTGTGAACTTGATTAGTATTGTTTTTGCCATACCAATATCCCCCTTTTTTTGTTAAATCCCGTCGTACCAAGCGGCGCTCATCGGATAGTACCAGATGACTCCGCCAAACCTCTCGTGGCAGTAAATGACGTAGTCAAGACCGACTTCCTGCGGAGCGAATTGCTCAAAGTCCGAAGGAATTTCGAGCGTGACCTTGTCAGGCGACCTGTTGTAAGCGAATATAATGTCCGCGTTCATCGGGTTGTTTGCCGCCGCAAGCTCGTTGCACCAGTCAACCGTTTTGACATACTGATTGTTCGACAGGAACCATTGAAGAATGGTCTTATCGGACACATCGCTGAACGGAAGGTTCGACACCATCGCGAACTGTTGAGGCGGAAGCAACATCACATTTGCGCTTTCAACACCGTTCGTATTGATAAAAGGTGCGGCCGCGCAAATCATCATATCACGCAAAATCTGCTGTGGGGTCTTAGTTGACCACAGAGTTGAGGGGCCAACGCCGTCTGCTGGAACCGTGCCGTTCGGGATGTTGGGATTCGTCAAGAATCCGCCGAGGTTGTGAACGGTGTCACCGAAGAAAGCGAGCGTGTTCTCAAGCTGAAGAACGGCTCTCTTTGCGGCATTCGCGCGCCTCTGCTGAAGCGGCTTGCCGGCCATAGCGGCCGCGCGGATTTCCTGCACGTTGTAGCCGTAGGAATCGCCGAGCGATTTCACGATACTCGCGAACTCGGCTCCCTTAATGTCGGCACGCGGAAAGTCGGAAGCATAATTGCTCACGATTTTCGCGAAGCCGGTCTGGTCATACTGCTCATAGCGAACCGTCTCGGCTCCGGGGCCCGCTTCGTATGAAACGGGAATCAAGGTTCTGGCCTTGAGTTCGGGATAGACGATATCGTATGTGCGGGCTTTCGTTTTCGTCAATTCTTGATTGAAGAAAATCTGCTCGCCAGCATCGAGTTTGTATTCGGTTTTCATTTTTTTCCTCCATTTGTTTTGTCAAAGTAAAGCGACACTTTTACCGCCCGTCCTTTTTACGGAATCGGAGGCGGTCCGCCTTAGTCGTCACCGTTCCCACCGATGCCAATAAACATCACGGGTGCCATCGGTGCGGGATGCGGAGCGAGCCACATCATGTCTTCAACCCTCGCACAAGTTCCGGGGTTCACGAGGTCGTCGCTCTTGCGGAACTTGCCTCTGTCCGTCAGCGGGATGCCAAGAACCGTCGTCGCGATTGCGATATTCGGTTGCGAAACGCCGCCGGTAACGGCATAGTCCGTGATGCTGATGTGCGCACCCATCGTGTCGGCCACGATTGTCAGCACATAGTTGTCACCGCCGTCCAGAGTCGCGCTCGCGATTCCGGGGCAAGCCGCCACTTTTGCCGCCCACGCCGTCATAGTCGCATCGTGACTGACCGCGTAGGTTTCCTCGCAGACCACGCCGTTCACGGTCGCCGTGATGACGTTGTCAGCGATGAGGTCGTCGTCAATCGTGATGGTGCGTTGCTCGATGACGCCGTTGTAGCGGCACCACACCTCTCCATCGAAGCAATCTTCCGTAACCACATCCTCTTCCGTTTCGACCCACATCCTGCCGAACACCCCGCACGCCACCGTGTCGTGCGTTTCATACTGCCCCGTGACTTTCTGCAAGTCGCGCATCGAGACGTTGACATAAATCTTGTCGTCCTTTATCTCCCCGCCGTCCTTGACGTCGGCGGCCACCGGCAACCTGTGCTTGTAGCCGTCGATGTAGTTGCTGTCCTCCGTCATCACGATGCCGCGCCCGAATGGAATCGGCTCGAGGTAGGCGACAGAACTCAAAACCCAGTCCCACCTGACATCGAACGCATCAACGAGCTGTCCGATGACGGCGTGTTCCTGATTGATATTGTATGTCGTTTGCATTTTTTCCTCCGTTTTTGGTTTTCAAAATTGTTAAGGCCGTCACTTCGTTTCGAGCCCGACCTTCCAAGCGTTCTGCGACCGCTCCATCGCCTTCTTGCGAGCGGCGACCTCATCAAACTCTGACGAGTTTCCATCGCCCTTCGCGTGCTTCTTGAGGGCATCGGAAACCCCGTCGCCCTTGTCTCCGGCCTGCTCGACCATGATGTCGAACCGAACCGTGAGATACTCGTCGCTCTTGCCGTCGAACTTGAAGTCCGGCGATGCTGATGCGATTGCGGCCTTGCGAATCGCCATCAGGTCGGCCTTCTCATCGTCGAGCTTCTTC